GGGGCGGACGCTTTAATGATGGCAATCACTACTCATTAACACACTGGGGTGGCGCGTAGTAAAACAATCACTTAATAAAACATTGCGCTATTGGTGATATTGAACGATTCTAGTATTAACACTAACGCAGGAGATTACCATGATTGATTTACTAAAAGAAATAACACCAAGCAATTTAGCTGATTTGGAGCGTGTAGCAGAAAAGGGAATCATTCAGTGCTTTGACGACGACGACGACATGGCACTACAAACAATAGATTTTGTATCTTATCTACTTGTAGATTATATAAAAGAGAATAGCGCAGTATTAACGGGTTTAACAATGAATACATCCAGCGTGTTCACGGGTAATAATACGATACATTGAGGGGTGATTTATGGTTGATGATATAAACCTTAAGCCGTTGTTATGTTGTGAGGGTGATATTAGAGATGAGTTCGAGGACTTTATAAAAGGGTTAAGCGTGGTGAAATATTCTCTTGATCGTGATGAGAACGAAGAGTATAAGCAACCAGCCGTTTTTCATATGTGGACTGGCTTCTGTTTAGGGAAAGCCTTATAACACTATAATGCATAGGATAAATAATGCAGCGTAAAGCAACAAAGAACACGAGAGGTGCAAACGCAGAAGAAAAGCGATTTATGGCGTGGACTAAAGATCAGCCGTGTATCAATTGCGGTAATCCTTCTCCTTCGATAGTTGATCACGTATACGGCTCATGCTTCAAGCATCTAAAGGTTTTAATCGGTCATTGGTTCGTTATACCTTTATGCGTAGAGTGCGACACAGTAAAGACTATAGGATCGTGCAGGGGCTTTATAAACAAGTTTGGCTCATTGGCTGGCTTGTGGCTAAAAAGCGTGGGAGGCAGTGATTTTGATCCGCCTTACGAGGTTGTAATGTCTATTGAAGACTTAGAGAGAAAAGGGTTATGAATGGTTACGGTATAAAGATTAAACCTCTATCGGTAAACAAAGCATGGAAGGGGCGAAGGTTTAAAACTGATACCTACAAGAAGTATGAGAGAGATGTTATTTTGTTGCTGCCAAAAATAGAGGTGCCAGAGGGTAAGCTGTGCGTTCATTTAGAGTTTGGTTTTAGCAATAAGCAGAGTGATGCAGACAATCCAGTAAAATTATTTATCGACATATTGCAAAAGAAGTACGGGTTTAACGATAATAAGATATACAGCTATGTTATTAATAAAGCTGATACCGTAAAGGGCGCGGAATACATCATGTTTAATATTACCGCGTTAAATGAGGGTTAATTAGTAGTATAATATAGGCTGTTTAGATGAGAGTAAAAGATTCAGCAAGTGTTGTCTTCGCAAAAGGAGTGGGGGCGACCTAGCTTATGACATTCTGCTGTTTCTCTATGACCCCACATAGACTCTCTTCTAAATATCTTAATAACAGGGGGCTTTATGTTCGAGAAACTAATCTCACCAATCACTAGTATTATCGACAAATTCATACCAGATGCCGACACTAAGCAAAAGATAGCTTATGACTTAGCAACTCTTGCCGATAACCACGCACAAGAAATAGCGCTGGCACAGATCGAGTTAAACCGAGAAGAGGCTAAGGGTAATTGGTTTCAAGCAGGATGGCGGCCACTCACAGGGTGGGTATGCGTCTCTGGTTTCGCAGTTAATTTTTTATTGTCGCCTATCGCCGCTGGTTTTGGTGTTGAGATACCTCAAGCAGATACCGCAACTATGCTACCTGTTTTAATGGGTATGCTCGGTCTTGGCACGTTAAGAACTTACGAGAAATCAAAGTACATTAATTAATAGGAGGGATTTATGCCAGTCTCAAAAGTAAAACGAGTATCTAATCCAGTAAAAAGCAAAGCTAAAACAAGTAAGCCTAAACGAGTCGCTGCAAGTAAGCCTAAAACAAGTAAACCCAAGAAAGCTAAGGCTTAATAGTGAGTGCCTCTGATATTATCGCTGTTTTCATTATGTGCAAACTGGGGTCAAAATGGAAAGAGGTGTTGCTGGGCTGCAGTTTCGTTATATTGATTGAGTCTATAACCGTCTTACATAAGAACTATAGTGGCATTTATACCTATTGGATTTATGTTTTCTATGCGTATATTTGCTATATCTTCTACATGGTGTCACCTAAATCATCTTTTATGCTAAAAGATGCGTACATTTTTCACTTAATCGCTTATGCCGTATTTGGCTTTGAGGCTTTATTGTCCGACTACAATGTTATAATGGGTTATGGATTTTCTGACACTGAACGTAGTGTAATAATGCATGGCTGCTTAATGATGTTAGTGTTTGCGGTGATTTATGATAAACTCTCTACTATTAAATATGGACGTGCTAGAGCTAATTTCTATCTGCCTTAGCTTGGCACCTTTTCCGATTATTATAGTGAGCTGGGTTTATGACCGTTACAAAGGACGACATACAAAATCTGCACATAAAGGTAGATGCAAATAAGCTTGAAATGCATCAAGCCATGAATGACAGTGTGGCAAAACCACTTAACGAGTTAACTATAGAAATACGAGAGTTAATTGTAGATAACAGGCATCAAGCAGAAGCGAACATAAGAATCAGTAAAGATATTGAGAAGCTAAAAACCCTAACATCGGGACAAGAAATCCTAATATCAAAACTAGAATTAAATCAAAGCGGCATTTTATGGGTTATGACTAAGTGCGGAGTCCCGCTAATTATTGCAGCATTAAGCGCAAATGGTATTGTGGGCTTACTTAAATATTTAAACGGACAATAATATTATGAGTACCTGTCAATGTTGCGGAAAGGATGTAGAGCTAGATGCAAACGGTGCCGTTGAGTGCCGCACGCCAACTGACTGTTATTTTATATATTAAAGGGTTTATTCATGGGCGTACTACTAGACGAATCGGTTTTTAGGCACGAGGTAAGTACAATTACAGGTCTGGATGATGGCGACCCTGTAACTTCCTTAACAGAGCAAATAGACTCAGCAGTTACACATACCTGCAGTGGTGCGACCTATATAGAAGATTCCGAGCAAGGAAACGCGGGGATACGGTTTGCTGGTGGGTCGAGTAGCCTAGCTGTCTTCACTGCTGCAGATTTAACCTCACTATATACCGCTACATCATCGAACACGTTAACTTGTATAACGGTTTGTAAGAACACGGGCACAGGTACATCCGGTACTATTTTCGGGGCTTTCACGGGCAATAAGGGTTTTAGGCTTGTCAATAGTGATGCAAGGATAGGCGATGCCGTACTAAGTCAAAAGATAGCTACCGTACCTATTCCTAATGACGAGCTAGCGGTAATAATCACCACATACAGCGACACATATAGCTTAATTGGTTCTTTGCGCCGCGTGTGGGTAAATGGTAGCCTCGCTGGTTCTGACACATCCGCTTATCAACCGCTCGTTTCAAATGTCACAGATACCGCTATAGGAAACATATCTAGCGGGTTTAGTTCTTTTGTTGGTGACTATTACGCATCCTATGTCATCGATAGAGCGTTCACACCACAAGAGTGCATGGAGGTAACGAAAGAGATATATGACGATCTAGCTATAGATTATCCTTGGGCTAGCGCACCTTACATATTAGCGTGGCTTGGAGATTCATTGATGGCGGGTGTTGGCGCCGGAACGGGCGATCAGAACCTAACTGTTGCACAGCAAGCTGTCATACCAACCCAGCTAAATATAGATTATGGCTATTGGCATAATTTGGGTATAGGCTCTATTGATTACGAGCAAATGCTTGCCATTATTAGTACTGAGGCTGAATGGATCACATCATTTTATAGTAAGCCCGTTCTTTTCTGTACGTTTGAATTTCATAATCAATTGGGGGACGCTACAAGGTCTACAAGAACTAGGACTTATGTATCACAGCTAAAAGATGATGAAAATGTTTATGTTATACTTGGAACCGCAACTGATTCATCTCAGTATGACGCAGGCGAAGAGGCAACAAGACAGACGTATTGCTCCGACATGATAAGTGATTCAGGTGGCGCGGATGTTGTAGTTTCCCTGCACCTAAATAGCGATATTGGCATTGATGGGTCGGCTGAGGCCGGAATAGGCACGTTCTTTAGCGATAGTGTCCACTTAACTAATAGCGGCTACTTTGTTCTGGCGGATGAAGAGTTTGTGCCAGCAATACAGGCATTTACGGTTCCATCCTTTATAAGTGGGTCAGGCGGCAAGCTTATAAGTATCGGTATGGGTATCGGTATATTTTAATTAATTGAGGTTTTTATTATGTCATTTTTACAATTTACAGCAGGGGGATTTTATGCGATTACCCCAAGCGACACGCTAGAGCAAACACCAACAATAAATGCAATCTATGTAGGCGTTTCTGGGGACATTAAGATTACCGGATTAGACGGCAGTGTTGAAACGTTTACTAATGTACCCGTTGGGATTCTTCCTGTTAAGGCTAGGTTAGTGTGGGCGACAGGAACGGCAGCAACAGGATTAATAGGGCTTAAAGGTAAATAAAGCTAATGGCTGAGATATCAGATAAAGAGCTTATCGAAGCATTACAAAAGATAATCGATAAGGATCAAACGCCAGAAGAAGATCGAGAAGAAGCAAGACAGCTTATAGAAGATTTAAATGCTGATGTTTTAAACTAAGTTTACGTGTTACTTAAATACGGCAAGAGGTGAGGCATGGCAAGCACAAGAAATACCAAACTAAGAGCGGTAAAGCAGGAAGCTCTAAGAGAGCAATTACAGGCGCAGGGTCATTTACAGCATGTAGTTGATATAATTGATAAAATAAAAGACGAAAAAATAGTGATTGATCAAGAAATGGTCACTCGCTATAAGATCGTATTGGATACTAAGTTAAAGCTGATTAGTAAGTTCTGTCCTGACCTAAAAGCAGTTGAAATGTCTGGTGAATTACAGCTTAAGCCACATGAAGATTGGTTAGATCTATTAGATGCCGAATGATATAGAGCTAGCAAAGCGTAAACGATTAAAAGACGACCTTACGTTTTACGCTAAGAATTGCTTACAGATACGCGGTAAAGAAAAGATACAGCATTTCGAGCTAAACAAAGCTCAATTATATATTCACGACATACTAGAAAAGCAGCTAAAAGAAACTGGCAGAGTTCGCGCTATTGTACTGAAGGGTAGGCAGCAAGGCGTATCGACTTATGCGGAAGCTAGGTTTATATGGCGTGTTACTCATTCAAAAGGTGTTAGAGCTTTTATTCTCACTCAAGAAGAGGCGGCAAGCCAAACCCTGTTTGAAATGGCTAAGCGCTACTATGACAACCTGCCGGAACCAGTAAAGCCCGCATTATCCGCATCCAACAGTAAAGAGCTTCATTTTAACAAGCTAGATAGCGGCTATAAGATCGGTACAGCGGGAAACAAGTCAGTTGGTAGATCACAGACAAACCAATTCTTTCATGGCTCAGAGGTAGCTTTCTGGCCTAATGCTGCAGAACACGCTAAAGGTATACTGCAAACAGTCCCTAACTCAAATGGCACAGAAATCATTTATGAATCTACTGCTAATGGGGTGGGAAACTTCTTTCATGAGCAGTGGAAGTTAGCAGAAAGTGGCGAGAGTGATTTTATTCCTATTTTTATACCGTGGTATTGGCAGGAAGAATACACTAAAGAAGCGCCAGAAGATTTTACTCTTAGTGAAGACGAAGAGCTAATGGTCGAGGCTTATGGTATTAACCCTAATCAACTATCATGGCGCAGACAGAAGGTAATCGAATTAAGCGCAGGCGGCATGGATGGCGAAAAAGCATTTATGCAAGAGTACCCATTTAATGCTGTAGAAGCGTTTCAGGTATCGGGCGGTGATGGATTAATTAAAGCCTCTTATGTGCTTAAAGCTAGAAATAACGAAGTAAACGGTAATGGCCCGCTTATAGTTGGTGTTGACCCTTCAAGAGGCGGCGATAGATTCTCACTAATTAAAAGGCATGGGCGTAAGGCTTACGATCTTAAGAAGTGGAAGGATGAAGAGATTGACTCGTTAGGTAAGGCTGTATCTAAGTGTAAAGCCGTATTAGATGAAGTGTGTTCGGTAGCAAAGAAAAAGCCTGATATGATGTTTATTGATGCGGGTGGTGGTGCTGACTTAGTAGATCGGCTGCATGAACTAGGATATGAAGATAGGGTAAAGGCTATATGGTTCGGCTCTTCACCCCTAGACGACCAGAGATACAAGAATAAGCGCGGGGAAATATGGGGTTTGTGTAATGACTGGCTTACTGATGAGAATTTAGAAGTACAAATACCGGATGATGATGAGCTACATGCAGACCTTATAGCCTCTCCCTATGATAGGGATTCACATGATAGAATGGTACTATGGCGTAAAGAGCGAATTAAATCTAAATATGGCTATTCACCGGATGATGGTGACGCGCTTTGTTTAACGTTTGCTGAACCAGTTAATCAAAACCAAAATATAGCGATGAACTATAAAACTCCTTGGTGACACAATGCTAGATTACAAAGATATTACAGTTGTTAACGACCAGCTAAAGCAATCGCAAGATGCTGACTCTGACCAGCGCGACATGGTGAGAGAAGAGCGTAACTTTCTTTATGTTAAGGATGGTCAGTGGGACCCTTCGACTGTATCTAAGATGGGCGACAAGTACAGAGGCACGTTTGATAAATGTAACGTGGTCGTTAATGGTATTGTCGGCGAGATGGACGCAGCAG